CTGCTTGAACCCCAATCAGCACCTTGAACAGGCATATGCGCTTCAATAATATAAGTTCCAGCAGGCAAAGTAATTTGATTAGATGAAATTGAACAACCAGTAATGCCATTGTAAACAGTTGTATTTATATCTCTAGTGCGCCAAGCACCGCTTGTAAATGTGCCACCACCACCTGATGCTTTTTCATCTGCAAAAACTGCATAAGTTGCACCGCCAGCAACAGCAGCCCACTTAACCCCGTTAGTTGCGCTAGAATCAGCAGTAAGAACATGGTTGTTTGTGCCCACTGCTAGAACAGCAGCATCATTAGTAGCACTACCTACAACTAGGTCACCCTTAGCAGCAGGTGCTATAGATGATGCGGTTGCTTTAGTTATTGCCATTAGTTACCTCCTAGTAAGAGTTTTGCTTCATCTGCGGTAATGCCCAAGCGGTCTAATAAGGCTGCTTTGGCTGCTGCCTTTGCTTCAATTTCAATTAACCGAGTTGCCTCTGCTTGCTCTAATTCCTGATATTTCGCAAATTCTTCATCGTTCATTTCTCTATCAATGACTTCATTAGTTTCTGCGTTGTGTATTCTGATTAAAGGTCTAGTCATTATTTCACCCCGTAAATTAGAACTTCTCCGCCGTTGCCAAAATTTCTTGGAACGCTGTTAGTAACCTCTATTGAAGTAATTGCATCATCAACATTTATTCCACCGCCTGAAATAAATGAACATTTTGCGCTGCCACCACTTTGAATAAAATATCCATAAAATTCAAATGCTTTGCGATAATAAATTTCAGTATAATTACTGATTTTCAACATAAACGAATTAAAAGGGTCAGATGCACTTGATTGCGCTTGCGCTCTTATTGAACCATTTTGGTAAGCATCAGCGGTTACTGTTGCACCTGTGCTGCCTGCGATTGTGCCGTTGCTTATATTATTAGTTGCATTTGGGTTAATGTATAACTGCGAACCACCAGTAGGAAAATAAACATATCTGCAAATAACATATAAATCAGTATATGCTTGACTAATTGATGAAATGGTAACTGTTGAAACACCATTTAACGCAGTTGTAGAAAGTAAAGTCATGCCACCTGCTGAAGGTGTAGCCCATTTCAATCCAGTAGCGGTAGAACTATCCGCAGTAAGTACTTGGTTGTTAGAGCCAACGGCTAACCTAGCAACTGTATCTGCTGCAGTGGCAGCAATGATGTCACCCTTAGCATCTACAATGTTAGGGTTAATTGCTGAGCCTGATGTAATGTAATCAGCGTGAGAGTGAGGACCAGTACCTATTGGATACCAAACATTGTCCGTTGCATCCCATACATACCCTGGTCTAGGGGTGTTAGATATAGTTGCCATTAGTTTCCTTTACTTAGATAGTGCTGCGATTTCGTCTGCTGTTAAACCTAGTGCTGCTAACTTTAATTCTGCTGATGCTTTGGCTGCAGCCTTGGCTGTTGCTGCTGCTTCACGCTCTGCTTGTTCTGCTGCAAATGCTGTTGCATCTGCCTCACGCTGAGCAACTTCTGCATCGGTAAGTTCTACCTCAGTAGATATTCCTGTGGAACAGTCCACAATTACTTTAGTTGGGTTTGGCATTTTTCTCCTTAGTTGTTATGAGTTTTTGATTCCGTATAGGTAAGCAGTTGAATTTTGCGCCCAGTTTCCCGATGGTGAAGAAACACTTCCGTTGGCTGGAAATAAACTAATTGATGTAATTGCCGCAGTATTGTCCCAAATTACATTAGCAATATTCATAAGGTAGGTAGTAGTTCCATTATATCCTCCTGAACAATCAGCGTTGTACATTTTCTGAACAGAACTAGCATAACTAGGTATATAAATTTCAGCATTACCAAAAGTATTAGCCAGTGAAAGAAACCCGTTAATACCCCCGCAAAAACCGTAGGTTTCGGTAATCCCTGCTCCACTAGTAACATTTGAGCCATCATAACCAGCCAACCAAGTGCGACTGTAACCCGTAGCAGAAGAGTTAAACCTAAGTAAAAAATAGTCACGAATTTGTGATGTATCGGTAGTGCGACCACTAACCTTTAGTAATAAATCGGTATATGTACCAGGTATTGCTGTAAAGTCAAGACTAGATGTACTAGCACCAGCAGTTGCCGTTGCGATTAGTTTATATGTATTTGCCATTATGCCGCCTTAATTCCGTAAAGAGTAAATTTACAAGTTGTACTAAAATTGTTTAATGTACTAAAAATATCTATTCTAGTAATTGCGGCGGGAGTAGCAAACCAAGTTGAGCCAATCATCATAGTAGTAATGGGACCAACACCTCCAACAGTTTGCGTTCTAGTAAAACAAGGCTTAACAGTAGTGGTGTTTGAATAACTCATTATATGAGTAACTGCAAATACTAACTTATCCGATGTTGAAGCCAAATCTCGGTATGTGGTGTAAACAGCGTTGCCAGGGGCGTTGCGAAAAGTTTGAGGTCCACCTGATAAGTCTGCAAAAGCAACAACTCTGCCATAATTAGAACCACTATCATTATTGAATCGCACACCTATATCCGTAGTTTGTGCGTTTATATCACTACACACTAAAACTAAATCAGTATATGTTTGCGGTATTGTTGTGAATGTAACCGTAGTTGAACTACCAGTACCAGTAGTTGTTGCTAAGGGTTCATAGGTTCCTGGCATTGTTATACTCCTTTGATTCCGTAGAGGGCAAATGTTGAGTACTCTGAAAGTAAGGTACCACCTTGCATTGAAATTTCAATTGAGGTAATTGGTGTGGGTGTAGCCATCCAAACTCCTTGATAAGTAAGAACAAATCCATCGGTGCTATTATCTTGATAGGATGAAAAACATCTAGTAGTTTTGGTTTTGGTACTTGAGGTGTAATCAAGTATATCTACAATTCCCATACTAAAAATATTTCTAGGTGAAGTTGCGCTAGTTGCATAACCAAAGTTATTAAATGTAGTACTTGTATCACCACTTGAGCCTAATGGATTAGTACCAGTACCAAAAAGGTACTGCCTGCCATAGTTACTACCACTATCACCGTTGTATCTAACATAACAATTGTTGGCAGTTGAAGAACGAACAATGCCTCTTATTTGTAAATGAGTAAAAGTCTGAGGTATGCTAGTAAATGTTAAACTAGCACTACCGCCCGAACCTGCTGTTAATGTTTGAATAGATTCGTATGCATTATCAATAAATTTAGGATTACCAGCCAAGAAACTAGAGTAGTTAGTTCTAGGTGTGGTTATGCCTCCCGCAGCAGAGAGTTTATATACACCCATATTAGGCTATCTCCACTCCCGAGATATGAAAGTTAACGGTAGTAGCAGATGCTAAACCTTTAATAGTCTGAGTAGCAGTTAGGGGTTGCTTTAACTGTATGATAGTTGAGTCATTGGCACCAACAGTTACAGTCTTTGCTAGAACTATATCATTAAGTAATAGTTCATAAGTAGCGTTTGCTCCTGCTGTGTTAGCAATAACAATATCAGTTACCACAGTTGTAGTTGCTGAAGGTACTGTATATAGAGTTGTGCTTGATGTTGATGCTGCTCCTCTAAAGAGGATTTTTGAAGTTGTCATTACCACGAGATAGCAATACACCATTGCGATATACCTGCTCATATCCAACTGTATACCCAAGAGTAACATTGTTATCATCAAGACCAGATAGGCTGGTGGTTCCTCCAGTGGGAGCCTTTGACCAACGAGTCATTTGTTGACCAACTACTGTGCCATCGGTATCTATCCAAATAAGTCCATCAATTAAAGTTGATGGCTCGCTAGTTTGAGCAACTGGTGCAGCACCTGCCCAAGAAGCAGTAGTGCCATTAGTTGTAAGTAACTTGCCATCATTACCAGTTTGAGATGGAAGGCTTACTGGAGCAGCAGCCCAAGTAACACCACTGGTAGTTGCAGTTAATAAGTAACCATTTGTACCTGATGTAGCACCTGCGGTAAGAGTTCCAGTCAATGTTGCATTGTTTAAAGTTACTGTGTCAATGGTTGTGACTGTAACGCCTGAAGTAATTACTGTGGTACCAATGGTTGGTGCTGAGTATCCAGCAGGAGCAACAGCCCATTTAATTCCTAAAGTTTCAGCAGAGTCAGCAGTTAAGATATATCCATTAGTTCCAACCGCTAAACGACCAGCAGTGTCTGCTGCACTTCCAACAATCAAATCACCTTTAGCATCAATAATGCTTGCTTGAATTGCAGTAGTTACTGCAGCAGCAGCGCTCGCTGCAGATACTGCTGCAGAGTTGGCTGAGGTTAATGCAGATGATGCTGATGTTGCAGCGCTAGTTGCACTTGTGGCTGCTGCGGTAGCACTAGCAGCAGCAGATGTGGCTGAGGTTGCAGCAGCAGTGGCAGAAGCAGCAGCGCTTGTAGCAGATGTGGCTGCGGCAGCAGCAGAGTTTGCAGCACTTGTTGCATAACTTGCAATAGTGGCTACAGATGCGGCAGCAGATGCAGCGCTTGCTGCAGCAGATGTAGCACTTGTTGCCGCTGCTGCAGCATAATTAGAAGCATTAGTTGCTTGAGTTGAAGCACTACTTGCAGATGTTTCAGCAGAGGTTGCAGAAGTTGCTGCTGCGGTTGCAGAGTTAGCAGCACTCGTTGCTGATGTTGCTGCTGCGGTAGCACTTGCTGCTGCGCTAGTAGCGCTGGTAGCAGCAGCAGTTGCACTGGCTGCAGCAGAGGCTGCGCTTGTGGCTGCTGCTGTAGCAGAGCCTAAAATTGAATCTACATAATCTTTTGGAGTAGCAGATGATGAAATCATACCTGCACTTGACAAACCAGTAATAATTGGTGAGCCTGAGATAGTAGGGCTTGTTAAAGTTTTATTGGTTAAAGTTTGTGCAAGAGTATCAAGAACAACATTTCCAGTAGCATCAGGAAGTGTGATAGTTCTATCTGCTGTTGGGTCAGTTACCGCTAAAAATGTTTCATAAATATCAGAGGTTGCACCTTCAAAAGTAATACCAGTATCACCAACTTGACCACCAGTAATAATTGGAGATGTTAAAGTTTTATTGGTAAGGGTTTGGGTTTTAGTTGTACCAACTACGCTACCATCACCAGAGGCTAAACCATGCACATGGGTTTGATTAGCCAAGTCAAGAATTGCTTGGTCTGCATCATAACCACGAGCAGCAATATGAGTTTGTTCCTCACGGAAATCTCTACCAGATACACCGTGTCTTACTACAGCACCAGCAGAGTGGGCTACAGCCTGAGTGCTATCTTCACCACGAGTAACAGTAAGTGTTGTGCTACTTGCAGCAGTAACCGTTACAACTTCTTCTTTAGAAGTATCAGGGTCAACAATGAGCGTAAATGGAACTGATGGAAAACCGCTAACTGATGCAACAATGAAGGATGTGTTTGACTGACCTTGTGATTGTGCTGGTATAGATGATTGAAGCGAAGTTTCTACTGCGGTTGAGGAGAAATTCCGCTTGGGGGTACCTGGGTCGCCTGCTGCCATTGTTTACCTTATCTCTGATAGTGTGAGCGAATTGGATGTTGACGGCGTTGATTATCCGCAACTTCGTTAAGTCTTTGTTGATAAATGTTATACAAGAATCTAGCGGTATTTTGACCAGAACCTGTAGGTCTTACGCCATCTAATATATCTGCTGCTGCAGATTGAGGACCAAGGCGTGAAGGGTCCAATGGTAGTTTCATAATCATCACTATTATTAGTTAATAATGTTGGGCGCTTGCTATAAGAAACATGGACTGTTTGCCCAGGAACAATCTCTGAATAAATTGAAAGACTCTTGCCATTACTAAAAGCATCGGTATCTGCAGTTCTATCTATTTGCCAACCACGAGCAGGAAACCATTCCCTAGATGGACCTATAGTTGAATAAGTTACACTTAAAACATTTTCTACTTCTGCTGGTATTGAATAAGAATATCTTGCTGCTACATAATCAAAGTCATAAGAACCAACTGCAAAGACTGATGGATACATCGCATTGATAGTATCGTTAATAGCATTTTTAATTTCTTGCCGTGGGAATAATGGACTTACTGTAACCTTAGCATTAGCACTATGTGCTGCAGCAGTAGTGCCTCGTTGTGCTCTATGGCTCAGTATTTTCGGTATACCCATGCAATACTGCCTCTACACGGTCTGTTAGTTGAGCAAAGGTACTCATAGGTCAATACTCCTTAAAGCATCAACGGCTGATAGACCAGAGGTACCAGCAATCTCATTACATACAGCGTTTAACCCTTTATAGTTATTAGGCTGGCGAGCGCTATCTGCCTTGATATTAAGGGCACCTATAAGTCCTAAGCCAGAGGTACCAGCCCACGCATTAGCAGCCCCTACAAGGGCTTTGTAAGCCGTCATAGCAGGGTATGTGCCACCATTGGCTACACGATTCATCTCGCTTGTCAGCGTGCTTCCTGCGACCCCCTGAGCCATTATTTGCCCTTCTTACTCTTGCGTGCTACAGCAGCGTTGTCCACAAGGTTGGGATACTTCCGACCCGCAGCCTTTGCACGAGCCTTGGCAGCAGCCTTCTGTGCAGAAGTCAGTTTTGTAGATGTACGCTTTGGATTCTTCTTGTCCCAAAATGCTTTCCCTTTCACCATTTCACCTTATCTGCCCAATACGCTGCAGACATTTTGCCTTTAGCAATATTTTTGGCGTGACGAGCCTTAAAAGATTTTTGTCGTGCTGTTGGTTTTTTATCTCCACTAACACCCTGTTGTCCAAAGCGAATAGTCTTAACTTGGCTACCTTCTTTGGCTACTACTACATGTGATTTAGTTGGATGACTTGGTGTGCGCTTTGGTTTATTAAAACCTGATACACCTGCTCTAGCGAGCCGTGAGTCCTTTTTGCTTGCCATACTCTCCATACTTTCCTAAGACTGCTTTAATACTTCCATCTTTACGCAGTCTTACTACCATGCCATTTTTAATTTGTATTGCACTAAAACCATCATGGCGTTTATATTGACCTGATGACATTACTTCTTTTTCTTAGCCATTTTCGCTTCGCTCATTGCAATAGCAACGGCTTGTTTTTTAGATGTTACCTTTGGTCCCTTTTTAGAACCTGAGCGTAGGGTTCCACGCTTGTATTCACCCATAACTTTTTTAACTTTATTTGCTGCTGCTTTCTTTTTCACTAGTCCATATCCTCCTCGTAGTCATCCATCTCTGGCTTCATACCGTATGGTGTTTCACCAATACGATGAATTGGTCTGTTGTACATAGCAACATTTGGTTCTTTAGGAAGTTCTGTAGGTGTTCTTCCACCAACTCCGTAAGGAGTAACTGTTCCAAAACAATTACACTCAATACACATTATTCATCCTCATCTTCATAGATGTCCTCATCGGTAATAGTGGGAGAGGGCAGTCCCCACATCGGCTCAGGGATAATTGGATTACTCATCATCTTCATCTAACATGCGCCGAATTTCATCTTCTGTTGGTTTGTACTCTACCCAAGGTGGATAGGATGCTTTGTCCATAACAAAAGCCATTGCTATATCTGATTTAAAACCTGCCTTGAGCAAAGAAGCGTAATACTCATTTAGCCATATACAGTACATTTCTAGTTCTGTATGTTCTTCGTTTTTAACCGTACGCACTCGCTTTGCGGGTTGCTTTTTAGGTTTACGAGCAGCCATGATTCCTCCTATGCTCCGTATGCCTTTCCTGTTTTATCTGAGATTTTTACTGCTTTCTCAATTTGTTTCATACTAGTTCCATCAGGTTGTATGCCTTGTGCTCTAGCATTTCTATAGGCTTTTAACTCTTTATCCCATTTGCGTGGTGACATGTTTAAACGAGTGGTTGCATCACCAGGTGTTAGTTGTAAAGTGCCAACCTTGCAACCAAAACATCCTTCAACAAATTCTGGATGTACTTGGCGTTGATGTAGGCTCATGCTGGTGTTATGTATGCTCCGTAGCCTTGGGCTATTAAAGCATCTCTTGTTTCTTGATTAATAAAGTTTTTAGTACCGCCCATATAAAACTCCTCAGCAGCCAAAATTTGAGTTTGGCTTGGATACCTGAAAGAGGAGTATACACCGTTTAAACGAAGCACGGATATTCCACGGGCTAGTTTGTAACGGTCAAATAAGGGTGGTCCACCAGCAGGGGTTTCATCTATTGTTGGTGTTGTAAAGTAATAATTTGCCATGGTCCTCCTAATGGACTCACCATAAGGCACTGCGCCGTATTCGCCGTACAAACAGTGCCTTACAGTCAATCAATTACAGAGCAGCGATTGATGAACCGCTTTCAATGCGATACAACGCTTCCTCACGGTAACGGCTCCATCCAAGGACTCCGTACCAACCGATTGGGCGGAAACGCATTAACTTATCGGTGATAGGTCCGATAACTACGCCTGGCTCTTGTGACACGGCTTCTGCCAATGCTTGCTTACCGCAAAGAATTGTACGGAATACACGAGTTACAGGAGTTACAGTTACAACAGTTGTAGCAGTTACTGCTGCTGTGTTAGCAGTATCAACAGTAATTGTTGTTGTTGAACCAGAAGTGCTAATTGCAGAAATCTTGGCACCTGAAGCGATACCTGTTCCAGCAATCTTATCGCCAACCTCTGAACGAGTTGCAACTACTGAAGAAGAAGCAACACCAAAGGTGAAGCCTGCTGAAGTACCTGCAACAGTTACTGCGGTTGTAGCAAGAGCAGTTTGGTCTGCACCATCTTTAGCGGAATACATGCGTGGGTTCTCTACGAAGAAAGCACCCTCATAAGTTCCGATGGTACCTGCGAATAGGTTACCAAGTGATGCGTCAGTGTGTGAGTGGGTGTCACGCCATCCGACAGAGATTCCTACCCAGTATAGGCTTCCTGAGCGAGGAACAGCCTTGTTTGAGCGTAACTTAGCAACAGCCTTGCGGATGTCAGCAGAATCAAGAGTTGCTGCTGCTGAAATAGTTGCAGTGCTTGTAGCGGTTGCGCCTGAATAAATAACATTTGAACCTTGACGAAGGGTGTTTTGTGCCACGATGTCAAGTGAGTCAGCCATGTTAAATGCGATGATGTCTGCAACAGCAGGGTCAACATCGGATAGTGAGAACAACTGTAGTTTGCGAGTTACAAGTGATGCGTTACCGTACTCGTTTAGAGTAACAGATACGGTATCAACATCGCTCAGTGCAACGGCATCTGGGTCAGTTGTTTCTGTGAGTGTAGAAGTAGCAGCAGCCAAATCGTTGTAAAGTGAGAATACAACGGATGACCCTGGCATTGCCTGTTGTACAGGCTTTTTATCCGCAACAGCACGAATCATCGGCTGAGCACGGAGGGCAAATTCAACATAGCGGTCATAAGCGGTCTTTACTAGACCACCTAGTGCCGAGGTGTCGGTATATGCCATTAGGTTCACCTCCTAGTGAGTGGGTTGATGTATAAGTTGTTTAATTCAAACCAAGGAGTATGTCTAAGTCCTCTTTACTTTTAGCATTAGCAATCTTTGCAAAAGCATCTTCGTCAATATCTGGCGCAGTGCCAGTGGCGACCATGTTGTTGATTCTTGCTTGCGCTTTAATTTCGGGACTTTTTTCAGCAGGCTTTTCTTCTGTTTGGGTTTGGACTCCAAATACATCGCCGTAATCCTCAATCCACTTAACAAGAGCATCGTCTGTAGGCTCAATATCTTGTGGTATAAGTGCGGCAATTTTTGGATTTAATCCCTTAGCCTGTAGTACATCCTTGACAGTACGCTGACGAGTCTGTGATTTAAGACCTGCCAACTCCTGTTCTAGTTCTTTTGCACGCTTTTCAAGTGTGCGGTTGACTTTTCGGAGTTGACCAACAACATCAGTTGTTGTGTCGTTATCTTCATCGTCATCGTAGTAATTGGTAGCCATCTACCTTCTCCCTTTCGTTAGTTGTATTCGCAATCCTCGCATTAGTTCGGGGAAACTATTACGGCTATTGCTACCAGACTTTTACGCCCCCCTGGGCTGGTTGGTCAGGGTGGGGATTCTATTTGTTTGAGTCAGAAATAAATTTTAAAATAAATCCATCATCATCTGATTCAATCCATGTTTCGTCATAACCTGCTTGGCTCATATTGACATCCATCCAATGTATTGTGCATCTGGATTATCTTTAAGCCATTGTTCTCTTAATTGGTTTTGGTATTCCCAATCAATATCATGTTCATTTTTTTCAGACATTTACGCCAGTACCAAGACTTGTAGCGGTTACGCCAGAGCGAGCACGGAAGCGAGAAACTTCACGCTGCGCTCTTTGTTGTGAAGCAAGTATTGCTTCTGGAGAGCCTTCAATAACAGCACTCAATGCTTCTTGTTCATTATATGTTGTGCCTTCAATTTGGCTCAAGCGTTGTTGTTCTTTACGAAGTTCTCCTGCTTGACCAATCTTTGCTTGCATTTGAGCCTCAGTTAATTTAGCGTAAGGTTCAGTACCAACAATATTTTCTGCAGTAGCAGCAGTAATATCTGGCATCCTAAATCCAGCAGCACGGCTTAAACCTACAAAGGTTGCAGCCTTAGCCTGCTTTTGAATTAGTGACAAAGCCTTCTCTGGGTCAAGAACATAGGCTGTTAAGTCACCTTCGCCTATAGCGTAAAGGTCTACTAATTGTTGTTTAATTGATGAGTTAAGGGTACGAGCCAAATCTTGACCTACCTGTAAGCGGTCTTGATATTCTTTAGCAGATACTTGCTTAGCAATTAAGTTACCAAAATCTTCTGGGTTATCGTAGAAACCTTTTGGCAAATCAAAAAATCTAGCGGTTTGTATCATGGCATTTTCTATACGAGTGTACTCATCTTCACTAATAGTACGACCTATCTTACGCAAACCTTCCATGCCAGGAAAGCGTGTTTTGTATGCTGGTTGGTCATACATACCTAACAAAATCATTTCTTCAGAAGTGTCTTTTAAAATTTCTGCATCAATATAACTAGCAAGTCCTTCAAGTTTGTAAGGTGCTAACATAGCAGTTA